CCCCATTGTGGGGTTCGCATAGCAAACAGGAGGCGTACAGATGCGCACACGTACCACAGTTGACGGGCCACATGGGAATGTTGCGATTGCCGATAATTTTTATAACGGTTCGCACCATTACGGAGCACCTTACTTCTGGAAATATACCAGTGGTAAGCAAGTGATCTCCGACATCCCGATTAAACGGATGATGTCCCTACCGTCGGGAAAAAGGGTCCTGGTAATGAACCCAGTGACCAATGATCAGTTTACCGCAAGTGCGGAAACTGGCACGCAGTCGATGCTCACTTCCAGTAATCCAGCCACAACACTGTATACTGTTTTACCTACAGTTATAGTTGCGTACTGGGGAAGTGGCTCTTCTGATGATTTGGGCTTGTGGATGTATGCTAACTCAGGGTCCGTTTTGAATTCGGCTCTGGCCAATTGTCCTACTTATTATGACGATTGGATGACGGCAAGACCGTCACTTAGCACACGTGCCAACCTGGCTGTTTTCCTCTATGAACTTCGGGATCTCAAGAGAATGTTTGATCTCTTGCCCGGTAGGCATTTCCGCCTACAAGATTGGAGGGAAGTCGTGAAATACGGCAACAACCAGCACCTGAATTACAACTTCGGGTGGAAGCCCTTCCTGAGAGACATTTCTAATGTCATCAAAGGAATGCACACGCTTGACGAGCGTCTAAATCGCTTCATACGTGAAGCTGATACTGACCTCACTCGGCATGTGCAAAATCCTCCAGCGTCTGGGGAATCAACCGTAGAAGATAATAAATACGGTTGGCGAGTTCAGCTCCGTTATTCATGGCAGCTGAAGAAGGTTTCGACCTTCAACCTCAGTTATCATAGTCCTTATGACTATGATGATTTGCGCTGGCGTGCGATTGTAGATACGTTGGGTCTCAATCTCAACGCGAAGAATATCTGGGCTGTATTGCCCTGGTCCTTCGTAGTAGATTGGTTCTTCAACGTAAGCAGGCTACTTGATTCGACGAGCGGCGATTGGGTGCAGCCATGGGTGATTTTATCCCAGGCTTGTTCATCTTGGCGTTTCACTTGTACGATGAATGTAGACTGCTATTACTACAATTACCCTGGAAACAATTACAAACCTGTGGGAAGTGTTTCGTGTGTGCGCTACAAACGTGTTACCGGTATACCAGCCGCTACGGCGGACACCGGTGCCCTCAATGCGGACAAAATCCGTCTGTTGGCTAGCCTGGCAGCATCATTGATAATTTAATGGTGCATGGCTCACCTCGAACCGATTTAAGGAGTTTGACTTATGGCTTTAGCAGACATTATCCTCAACGACGGACAGGGTACCCCAGTAGCTCATACGTTTACCTTTGTTTCATCGGTAAACAATCGGATTATAAGAGCCGATTTGGCTGCTGGACCCGAAGTGCCACTAACTCTCACCCATGCGCACTCCGAAGACAAAAAAGGAGGCGTTACGGTAAGAAGGCACCTGTTGAGACTCGATCGCACCGTCCTAGATACGGACGGCATCACGCCACATCAAGTTAATATACGCTTGATGAGTGATGTCCCTAATGCAGTTTTGACTGATGCATTAGCGGATGATTGCGCGGCCTACATTCGCAATTGGGCTACTGCAGCCAATGTGCGAGCATGGTTCCGCGGATCCGTCGGGTAGGTTCTGCTACCAGGTCGTCAGGGAAGGCTAGGACATTTGCCCAACCTCGAAAAGCCCTGGTACTCCGTTGCGTTAACAGCGTTATTAACTGTTGACGTTCCTTGGGCGATAGGTATTTCTCCTGTTGCTCTTTCTCGGGATGTAATTACGCTCGAGAAGCGTTTGGCCACCGAAGGGGAGTCGTTCTTAACAAAGACACTCCCCAATTTTGGCAAGGCTTTTGACCTTGCCCTTCAGGGTAGATCAGCCCTTGCTGTGTCAGGTTTCAAAAAACGAAACCGTCGCAGTGCGTTACCCGCGTTTCTGCAGGCATTGCTTGGCCGTATCTTCACTGATGATGGCTGGGTGAAGGATCAACCCTGCATCAAAACGATTCGCCTTGTTAGGCAGTTTCTGTTTTGGTGCAAGAAGATTGAGAAAGGATATAACGATGAGTCTCTACGGAAAGCTATCGATGATCTTGTTTCTATCGATAGTTCTCTGCCTGAGCTTGACTGTGATGTACAAGCTAGGCTGCTCGGACCTGCTAGGGCAATTGTTGAGGTTGTATTCCGAGATATTCCGGAGTTATCCTCAGCCTTACCTAAACATGGACCCGGTGCCGTGGCGAGTGGTGGTGATCTTGTAACCAAGAGGAAGTTGGAAGTTTCTTACGCAAGATTAGAATGCGTATTCCGACCTATACCTTGGTTTAGATCACTTAGGGAAGCCGCTCGTAATCCACATTGCGTAACCCGACGTCCTAAAAAGGATTTCGGGCTAAGTAAAATCGCTTTTGTGGAGAAAGACTCATCCGGTCCACGCGTGATTGGCCTTGAACCCGCCGAGTATATGTGGTGTCAACAAGCTATTAAAAGCTTGATGTACAACCATCTCGAATGCGGGAAGCATTTTGCTCGAGGCCATGTTAATTTCACGGATCAGACTATTAACCAGGGCTTTACGTCCCTGTGGTCTGATTATGATACCTTAGATATGTCTAAGGCATCGGATCGGGTTTCGCTAAGGCTTGTGGAAATATTGTTTGGTAAGACCAAACTATGGCCATGGCTAATTGCGAGTCGTACACCTGGAACCGTACTCCCTAATGGCGAGCTTTTGTGGTATAAAAAGTTCGCCCCAATGGGGTCGGCCGTGTGTTTTCCAGTCGAGAGCGTAGTTTTCTACGTTCTCGCCTGCGCATCACTCGCGAAAGCGGGGATGCCTCTCAGTCTCGCCACCAAACGAGTTTTTGTTTATGGCGACGACTTAATTATACCGCATGGATTTTACGCACATCTAGAGCGTGATTTTAGTGCTCTAGGCCTCAAGTTTAATGAGGGTAAGTGTTGTATCTCTGGTAAATTCAGAGAATCATGCGGAGTCGATTCATATGACGGTGTCAATGTGACACCAGTACGTATGAAAAGAATCCACGCTGAAAACAAGACGCTTCCCACCTTAATCCCTGTCGTAAAGCATGTGAATAATCTCATGTTGGCAGGGTACCGCGGTGCGTCACTCTCGTTAAGAAGGGCTGCTCTTCAACGCTTTCCAGCGCTGAAGAAGCTGAACTTGCCCATTTCCGATCGAGAGGATCTACCTATCCTTTACTGGTATGATGACGTGGAGTTCTCCAAACTCCGTATCCGTCATTCTGGCTACGTAGCCAGAGTAAAAGGGTGGTACTTTAGGCCTGAACGCTTAAAGACAAACGCACAGGACGAGATGCGCTACCTCCGAGAATCCTTAGCTCTAGGAGGTCCGGTTGGCAGATTAATATCCGCCAAAGGTGAAAGGAAGTTTAGGGTCCTGGATAAACGTTTTACGGGGAAACTTTCTCAAAAATGGTTTCCCGTTCAGCCGTAAAGCGCAGGACGGTGG